ACCTGAAGTCGCTGAAAGAATGGTTGTTAAAATCATAAAGAAAGGTGAACATAAGGGTGAATTACAGAAAGCTGAATTTAGTCCATTAAAAGATGAACTTGAACTCAAGAGTTTTGACCTTGATGATTTCGATGAAAGCATGCATTTGGAGAAGAGAGAAGTCGATTTTTGGAATAAAACAGGATATGACCCAAGAAAAGTTTGGAATGGTTTTAAAATGTATGATGATTATAAGGTTCATTATGAAATATATGAGGGAGCATTGGATTTCTTAAATCAGAAAATGATTGAAACTGGCAAAGCACTGATTAAATCAATTAATGATGAGTATGTTGATGGTGATTTGGTACTGATTAAAGATGGTAGCGAATATCATGTTGGGTCGTATAATGGTGTGTTTATGCAAATTATTAGGGAGAATGTTAAGATACCAAAGAGCGACCTTGAATTAGAACTCGATAAGATGAGGGAAGAAAACCAGAAGAAAATCGAGAAATTGGAAGGTAGTGAGTTAGGTACTAAGACTGATAGAGAAGTTTTTCTTGAGGCACAACAGAAGAAACACGCCAAGTATTTCATTGAATTCAAACAACAATTCAAACTCGATTTAGTATATACTATGGATAAGTTGTTTACTGATGTTCCTGAAGCGAAAGGAGCATTTGATTCATATGTGGCAACACGGGATAGTGAAGTTGATGAACAAGCAAGCGAATATTTAGATGTTGGTGATGGTTCATATTAATATTATCAAGTATTTATATGAAAACATGCTATAATGGAATTAAAAAAGAAAGATTTACTCGAAATAATTGATGGAAATGGAGAGTTAATTGGGAGTGATAGTATACCTGCTGTGGATGCCAATGCAGATACTCAAGCAAAACATACCAGTGACTACAACGCTAAAGTAGGAACTCAACCATTTAGATACGATATGTTGGGTCGTTTTGGATTCACACTTATGCCGTTTATGGAAGGCGAAGAAAAGAATCAGGGTCAAGCCGAATTGGAAAATGATTTGGTTGACCTTATGAATCAAAGATATATTGACATCATCAGTCATTATTTTAGAAATCCTAAAAGAATCAAGTCTGATTATAGAAAACATGTAACTGATAATGAAATCAGTGACGAAACCATGAAATATAATGTTGAGTGGGCAGAAAAAATTCTTAAAGTCATTGAAAAACATTTCGAGGAACAATTTAAAAATCTTGATGAACAATTCAAAGAGAATATTGCTGAAAGTAAAGTTGTTGAAGACAAGATGGTCGATAGGAAAGAAGATGAAATGGCAATTAAGTCTGATGATGGTGAAGTGAGGGAAAAGAAACTTGAAAAAATTGCTGGCTTAATTAATAAGTTGGAGAAGAAGGATATTGATAAGTTAATTAATTTATTGGAGACAAAGAATGGCTAACCAAGAACTATATGATAAATCGTATAGGATACCCTCAGACGTGTTAAAAGGTATCCAGACAGCCTTGGTATCCAATCCGCAAGGAGAGGGCGTAAAACGAGCTAAATTCATGCTTAAGAACGGTGTTATCACCTATCAAGCAATGAAGAGATTGAAGAATTATTTTGACTACTTTAATCCACAAACTGGTGATAACACACAATTCACACTTGCTGGTGGTCAACCAATGAAAGCGTTTATTGAAACCACGTTAAATCAAGACAGAAATGCTGTGAAAACCAGTAGAGAAGTTAGACGTGATATAACCAATGATATGACTTCGGATTTGAAAGCGTTTAATGTGAATAGACAACATAATGATGTGATGAATGAAGCCGAAAAAAAGGAGAAAAAAGAAAAACAAAAAAATAGTGTTGCGGTTATTGTAAATAAAGATAATAAAATCCTTTTATTGAAAAGAGGTGAGAAAGCACCTTGGATGCCAAGTAAATGGGGTCTTGTTGGTGGTGGTATTGATAAAGGCGAAACACCACAACAAGCAGTTGAAAGAGAAATTGAGGAAGAAACTGGTTTAGAACTTAAGAAATTTACCAAATCATTTAGTATTGAAAGACATGCTGATAGTATTGAACACATATTTGCTTGCAGATACGAGGATGACCCAACGGACATTACTCTTGATGATGAAAATACTAATTATGGTTGGTATGATGTAAGTGAGATGGAATATCTTAATATCGTTCCTCATTTAATTGAATACATAACACTCGTATTTAAAAAATATGAATAATTTGTATTTATAAGAAATAACAGAAAAAATTAATAACAAACAAAATGGCAGACGAAGAAAGCAGCAGATTATTAGCAAGTAGTGCCGATTTCAGAAAGTGTTCAATAGCAAAAAACGCTGATGGATACATACCCGGTAAGGAATATCTTCCTACAACCCCAGATACAATTTCTGATGGTGACAATAGAGGTAGAGACCCTGAAAGAGATGGTGGTACAATTGGAACTAATATCGATATCGAAACAAGAAATAAATTAATGGCAAGGAATGCCGATGGTTATACTTATGGAGATGAGTACGGTCCGAGTCACGAAGACACTATCTCTGATGGTGATTGTAAAGGTAGAGACCCTGAAGCACAAGGTGGTTCAATTGGAACTAATAAAGACATTGAAATGAGAAATAAATTAATGTCAAAAAATGCTGATGGTTACACTCCAAATAATCAATATCTCCCCGGGCATGGTGATACAATTGCAGACGGAGATGATAAAGGTAGAGAACCAGAACAGGGTGAACAAGCTGGTACATGTATTGATTTTGCAAGCAGAGGTTGTTCAATTGCAAAGAATGCTAATCTTTACACCCCCGGGAATGAATATTGTGCTGGAAGTGATAGAGTATAATGAAAAGCGAACTAAAAATATTATTCGAAAACATAAAAAATTTTCGTCATCTTCTTACTGAAGGCGTTGGCGAAAGTGGTATTGTTGATGCGATTAACAATCATGAGTGGATTTATCTTTATTACGATGGTGATAATGAAGAAGGTAAAAATGCAACTGGTTATCGCACGGTGAGACCATATGTGCTTGGCACAAATGCTGCTGGACATATAGTTCTCAGAGCATGGCAAGACAATGCAAAAAATAGTTGGCATTTCAGTAATAGAGCAACCCGTCCAGATAGTATGGGTCATGACTATTGGAGTGACCGTGAGGGTGCGAAACCGGGTTGGAGAATGTTCAACGTAGACAAGATTTCAAAAATATATCCAACTGGTAAAAAATTTAATGATAAAAACGGTCTTCCGATGATACCGCCCGGTTATCATGAAGGTGATGATGACGATATGACAAGTGTTAAGGCATATGTTTCAACGAAAACAGAACCTGATTTCGACATGAAATACGATAAAGACCAAGAAATTGACAAGGTTTCAAGAGCAGACCGAGACAAAGAAAAATGGGATAGTATTAGAAGAGGTAATAAGAATAGTAAACAAATTACTGCTGATGATGTCGTTAAATTACGAGATGTTGCAAGTCGAGTACAAAAAACTGCTCATGGAAATTATCTGGTTGTTATTGATGACAAGAATAACTTTCAATTAATGTTGGCAAAAGATAAGGATAAACAAAATATACCCGATAATGCAATTGTTGGGTCATTACCGTATTTATACGATAGTCTGGTTAAAAAAAATGCACCTGCTGATGATAAATTCTTCAATGATGCGAAAAATAAAACACAGAGAGATTTAAGAATGAAGGCACAAGACGCTGCAAATCAACCAGAACCAGAAATAAAAGAAACAAATGCTCCATCAATTCCACATAAAAAGATGACTTTTTTCAAATAACAGAGTATTTATAAAAAAATATAAAAAATTATAATAATGGCAAAGAAACTTGACTTAAATAAATTGAAGGATGAAATCCATAAGGAGAAACAAAATCGAAATATCATCCCTTCACAATTAGGTGAATCTGTTGGCACAGGTGTAGCACCACGAGATGTTTTCCTTCATGGTTTACAAGCCTCACTTAAATCAGGACAAGAGAATCCTGCAAGCACACTAATTAAAGTCGTTGAAAATAAAGTTGCTGAGAAACATGGTGGTGTCAAAGTGCATACTGTTAACGAAACTGCACCTACGGCAGTTGCAACCCCCACAGTTGCAGCACCATCACCTGAAAGAGATGAACAGTTATTTGCTGACCTTGAAAAGAAAAGAAAACAAACTCTTGCTGAAAGTATTAGTAATTTTCAAGGTAATGCTCCTGCTGGAGAAACCCCACCTGCTGTAAATTATAACGGAACACAATATTTGACTTCAGCACCTGCTGGCTCACCTACTGTTGCAGCACCTGCTGGTGCAACAATGCAAATAAATGAAGTAGCATTGGTTGAAAATGTGAAAAATGTTGTTCATGGTTATCTTGATGAAAATCTTGGTACTGTCTTTGAAGAAGCTATCAAGGGTACGATAATTGAAATGTATGCCATTGAAAGAATTCAAGAAGTTTTAAATGAGAACAAAGATTTAATCAAATCTGTGGTTATTGAAACAATTAAAGAAATCCGAGATAAAAGCAAAGTAAAAGCGTAATAATCATTCCGCTTTTTTTCCTATTAATTCTGTATTTATGAATATAATATATTCGTAATATGACTTATGATGAATTTAAACAAAATTTCTTACCAGAATTTCTGAATATAAATTCCTATGCTGGTAGGATGAGATATGCCGATGAAAGATTACCAAGAATTGGTAGTGGTACTGGCAGAAGAGTGTATGATATTGATGGTGAGAAGGTACTAAAACTTGCAATGAACGCCAAAGGCGTTGCACAGAATGGTGCTGAAGCAGGTGCTGGTTATTATCGTGATACTCAACATATCGTAACTGAAGTATTTGATAGTGCAGATGATGACACTTGGTTGATTGCGGAAAAGGCAAAAAAAGTTACAAAGAAACGAATTGAAGAATTAACAGAAATTCCGAATCTCGATATATTGGGATATTTTTTAATAAATTATGAAGTACAAAGTAAAGGACAAAATAAAAGATTTGAAGAGAACTACATAACTCGTGAAGAAGAAGAGTTTCTTTACGAGAACGAGTTTGCACAAGATTTAAGTAATTTTATAGCCAATTACGGTCAAAATGCTGGTGATATGGGAAGACCAAGTAGTTATGGTGAGGTTCTTCGTGATGGACAACCAGCAATTGTTTTAACTGATTACGGTCTTAATGATGAAGTTTATGATACCCATTATAGTCCTGATAGAAAGAAGAGGAATAGATATCAGATGTATGAACTCTACAATTATGCTGATGGTAATGATGACATATTAAGCGATGCTGGTGGTGGACAAGACATTAGAACAGGTATGTGGGCACAAATGCCTTACAGTGTTAGTGATGGTGGTGATAATAGTAATGCAGTTATTAATGAAGGTTTCGTTAATCTGGTTTCGAAACGTGATAAATATCCTAACAAATCAGTGGAAGGTATTTCTGTACTGGCTGATAGTTTCCATGAATGTGTAAATAACATAAGAGAAACACTGAATCACGTAGATAATAAAGAACAGTTTTACGGGAACTTATTGAAGTTACAAGAATATCTTATTAGACGAGGATTCTATAATAGAGACCCATTATTAAGTGAAAGCTATGTTATTAATGAAGATATACCTGCTGTTGACCCCGATACATTAACTGATAGAAATTATGCTGATGAATTGGCGAGAGAGATTGCCAATAAATTAAGTCTGACACAACCAAAATATATTGGTGGTGGTGCGAATGGTTTTGCTTATCAAATAAATGATAATCTCGTAATGAAATTAACTACGGATGTTAGTGAAGCTGATGCTGCATCAAAATTATTGAGAGTAAGACCACAAAACATTGCAACAATTTTTAATTTATATAAGGTTCTTGATACAGCTACAAATAAATCTATTTTTGTTATTATGCAAGAAAATGTTAATGAGAAACCACTTGAGAAATTCAGAAAATTTGATGATGATATAGAGAAAATTCAACCAGCAGGAATGGGATATACTGATATTTTATCTTCAATAAGAATTCCTAAGAGATTTGATTATAATCAGATGCTTGAAATAGCAAAACATGTATTGACTGATAATCCAGCAGCAAATGTTAGTCAAACCGATAGGCAAGCAGCATATGAGTTTCTTGTTGGTATTTTAAATATTCGCAAAGAATTATTGGGATATGGAATTAAATCAAAAGACTATGTTGAAAAAAGAAATCTTGGATATAAAGACGGTGTTTTAAAATTCTTTGACACTGGTGGTTATTATGGTGTTGATGAACCAAATATTGGTGATGATGATGTTATTCAATTACCTGAAAACATTACTGAAGAACAACTCGAAGAAGATTACCCAAGAGATAAAGCGGATAGAATTGCTAATAGAATTACAACTAAGTTAGGTATTCAAGAACCTAAATATCTTGGACATGGTACAATTGGTGTTGCATACGATATTGGGGATAATAAAGTATTGAAAATCACAAAAGATAATAGTGAGGCTTATGAGAATCTGAAACTGGTTGGTAAAAAACTTAAATATATTGCAGATGTTTATCGTGTGTTTGAGGTAACCCCAGAAAATATACCAGAGGGAGAATGGAAAACATATGCGATTATTTTAGAAAAACTCGTTCCCGATGAAGCCAATTTTAAACGAATGTATGAGAGACTTGATTACGTTTTCAAGAATATATTTGATACCGATTATAAAGAAGCATTGGATTCATATTTGGATGGTCATCAATATAATGATGACGCAATTGATAAAAGTAAAGTTGATAACTATTTTAAAAAGAACAGTCAAGACGGAGAATTCTTTTTTAGTATTTTAAGAATCGTTGAAGAACTCAGAGAACATGGGATTGATAGTTATGATTTTTATAATCCAGAAAATCTTGGATATAAACCAAGTGGAGTAATTGGATTCTTTGATGTTGGATTTACAGATTTTTTTATGCAACCTCATGGTGCTGAAAAAATGGGTGTCGAAGTAGATGAAGACGGTAGTGCTAAATTCAGTACAGATAGTGATGTTGGACAAGACGGTTTTCCCCCTTACAATACCAACGATACTTCACCAAGCATTAATAATGACCTCGATGCTAATGTTGCGATGTATGAAGACCTTGAATATAATCATGTTAAAGGAGATGCAACCGATGACGAATATATGTTAGGAGAAGATTTTGGTTCTGATATAAAGACCACTAATTTAGGGAAGAATTTATATAAGAAAATTAAAGAGAATATTAATAACATTAAATTTGAAAGTATTGAACTTGAATTCAATACTACGAATGGTGAAAGAATGTTTAGTGGTGTCGGATTTAATATAAACCAAATAAGTATAATTGATTTACAAATAGCATTTTTTCCTTTAATGAAAAATAATAGGGCATTTTTTGACCCTAAAACAAAAACACTTTGTTTTTTTATATTAGAGAAGCGACAATCATTTAGTGACGAACCACCAAAACAAAATGTCGAATCGGATATACATTTTGCCCGAATTAGATTTGCATCTTGGGTGAACGAAGATACATTTGTCCACGAATTTGTCCATTATCTGGATGATACTAAATATAGTGATACCTACAAATCATCAAACGATTCATATTATAATAGAGATGAAGAATATAATGCATATTATCTCGAAGGATTAAAAAATATACATGCTAATAAAAAAAGATATGAAAAATATTCAGACTTTAATGTTTTCATTTCAAAATTGTTTCAAGATTCAATAGAGCATAATAAACCATTTAATGGAGAATTTATTCGAAATTTGAATGCTGATAATAAGAAAAAATTAACGAGAAGATTATATACATATTATGATAATAAGATTAATGGTGATAACGCATTAATCGAAAGAGACAAATCTTTTGGTACTGGTTCAAAAACCGTTAAAGTAAAGAGGAAATGTCAGCTTGCAGGTTTGGGTAATACCAGTGTTGCTTGTAATCAAGGCGACATTAATAATTTGGAATTTGGTTCTGTGAATGAAGATGATTTGGAAGTCTCAGAATATTTTAGTAGTCTTGTACCCGATATGAATGAGAATATAATGTCATTACAAGACTTACCTTTTAAAGAAGAGGTCGAACAACTTGGCGGTAAGATATTTAGCGTTGGTGGTGCTGTACGTGATGAGTTTTTAGGTAAAGAAAGTAAAGACCTTGATATTCTTGTGACAGGCATTCCAATGGATAAGTTAGGTACACTCATGTCAAAATATGGAAAAGTTGACGCAGTGGGTAAACAATTTGGTGTGTTAAAATTTAAGCCACAAGGTGCATCAGAAGAAATTGATGTGGCGATTCCAAGAACTGAAAAAGCGACTGGTGAAGGTGGTCATAAAGGATTTGATGTGTCATCAGACCACGAACTTCCACTTGAAAAAGATTTGGAACGCAGGGATTTTACGATTAATGCGATTGCTAAAGATATTGATGGTAATATAATTGACCCTTTTGGTGGTCAAGAAGACCTTAAAAATAAAATTATTCGTATCGTTAATCCAGAAGCATTTAGTGATGACCCTTTGAGAATGTTACGTGCTGTTCAATTCGCTGCACGTTTTGGTTTCAAGATTGATGACGAGACCAGAGAAATGATTAAAAAGAATGCAGGTCGAATTAAAGAAATTCCACCTGAAAGGATATTAATTGAGTTTGATAAAATTGTTAAGAAAGGTAATGCGTTTGAAGGAGCGTATTTACTTAAAGATTTAGGACTTACCCCACAAATATTTAACGGTGATGGTGGTTTATATATGGGTAAAGAATGGAATGTTGTTAAAACAATGGGAGAATTTCTTTGGCTTACAGCACATCATCTTGTTCAAGACATTGCGGAATATTGTAAATCGAAACTGAAATGTGATATTGATACATATAAAGAATTAAAAGCATTTCAACAAGCATTTCAAGCCGATGATAATATAGATAATGTTACAGCAAGAACTCTTGCACATAACATCTTCAAGATTTTACCAAATACATTAAACAGTGAGATTTTACCTGAACCAATAAAAAGAGCAGCACAGGAATTGTTGACTGGAAAATATCCAAAAGATTTTGGTGAACTCGCTATTGATGGAAACGTTTTAATGAGTATGGGATTACAAGGTAGGGAAATTGGTGATATGTTGAAATCATTATTAATTAAAGTTTATAGTGATAATGTTAGGAATGACCGAGAAGAATTACTATCTTTGGTGAGAGAGAAAGATAAGGAAATTCAAGAAGGATACCCTAATTACGATGGTATACAACCAAAGACATGGAATGTCAATGGAAAGCAAGTAACTATTGATTTTTTTGTTAAGGAATACGATAAATGGAATAATCAAGGTGGGAAAGATAGTGGATATCATGATGCATCACATGAATCAGTACTGGAATTTCTTCAGAATAATTATGAAGACTTCAGTGTTGATGAAAAATTAAGGAAAGAATTATATTGGGCATTAACAGATAGAAATTTATTAGGAGAAGAAGAAGTGAAAAGAGTGAGTTATAGCGCAGTTGTTCTTGATGATAAATCAAGAGCCAGTTTACTTAAGGTTTTAAGTCCGATGATACCTGAAGGTTGGGAAGTTGTTGCACATCACATGACAATAATGATGGGTGCACTTGAAAACGGTAGTGATGCGCAGGAAGATATGGAGAAGAACATTGAGATTTCGTTGAGAGTGATTGATTATGCGATGGACGAACTGGTTATGGCAGTTGGTGTTGAAGGTTATCATTCTAATAATCCAAAACCACACATAACAATTGCTGTTAATCGTGCCGATGGTGGTAAACCATTTATGTCAAATAAACTGAAAGACTGGAAGCCTCTTGGGTTTCCATTGAATTTAACTGGAAAAGTAAGTGAAGAATAAGTTATGGCAACTATTCATGAATTACAAGAACAAATGTATGCTGATGGTTTAAAGGTCGAAGATTATTTCATAGAATTAGCGACACGTGATGGATACCGATGTATAAGACCAACAAATTATCAAGACAGGCATGAACATTGGGATGTTAAGATGAGTAAAGGTCATGGTAAGTTTGCACGTGTTGATGTAAAAGGATATAAGGAAAGTCATAAGGATGGACTTACTTGGATTGAATTTCAAGCAGTTAATGGTAAAGATGGTTGGATAAAAGGAAAAGCGCATGCGATTGCCTTTGAAAGAGAAGACCGATTTGATTTAATTCATAGAGTGAAAATAAAGGAGTTTGTTGAAAGCAAAATAGTAAATCCAACTGGTTATGTGTTCCTTAAACCAGATGACCTTTCTGAAATAGCATATCATAGATATAAAAGAATGGGTCGAAGAGATATGGTGGTTATTGTACCATTCTCTGATATCGAACAATTTATAATGACAACAATATACAAATAGCATGAAAAGATTGGCAGTATATGATTTTGATGGAACACTAATTGATTCCCCAGAACCAGAAACAGGAAAAGTACAATGGGAAGAGAAAATGGGTCAACCATATCCACACGTTGGATGGTGGGGGCGCAGAGAAAGTCTTGACACCGATGTATTTGAAATCAAACCATTCCCAAACATTCTTGCAAAACTTCAAACAGACATGGCTGACCCTGATACCAGTACGATTATTCTGACTTCTCGTATGGAGAAACTGCGTCCTGAACTTGAAAATATTTTAAAACTGAATGGAATTACTGTCGATGACCTTATTACGAAAAGAGGTCGTGAAGATAAAGGTGATATTATATTGAGAATCGAGAATTATAATCAAGATTTGAAAGAGATTGTTGTGTATGATGATTTCATGGATAGGAATGCTGAAAAGATTGCTGAGTACACCAAAATCAAAAACAAGTTATCTGATGATGTGACCTACACATTGAATTTTGTTGATAAGGGTAGTATTCGTCCACTTATCGGTGAAGGTGTGGTTAATTTCAATTCAACAAATAAATTATTGAATATCATTCAAGAGGAAATCATAAAATTTAAATAACAGTATTTATAATAAATTTCAATATGATTGACATGAGATATAAACCACAATTTTTACCACAAGTGCATGCACCTTATGATGTCGTGCTTCAAAAACTTGATGATGAGGGTGTGAATTATACCAATGTCGAAGTTGACCCAAATGATTTATCACCATTACAAGGAATTGTTTTTAGTGATGATGTCGGTGGTGTCGATGTTGATGACATGAATCCGATTTGGATTAGCTCTGACATGCAAGTATTGGATGGTCATCATAGAATGGTTCGTGCATTACTTGACGAGATTCCAATTAAATGTATCATGATGAATATGAACCATAAAGATGCTTGTAGAGTTTTAAATAAAATTCAGGACATCTATGAGTATGAACAATCACAGGGATTGGAAGAGGTTCAGGTACAGGATACTATAAACTTTTACGGAGATGATGAAAACCAGTTTCTAAATTCATTGGAAGAAGATAACACAGCACTTCAAACTGAGAGTCCATCAAAAAATCAGAAGACCATAGTTGGATATAGAAAGAATCCAATTAAGGAGAATTCTGTTGTTGGGAATTTCTTTACATTGAAACCAGTTGAAGGCTACGATAAATATGAAATTGATTTTGAAAATCTTATGGATACCAATTCTTTAGGTGTTACATATAAAGACGGACAAGACCCTGTGGATATATTGGCTAAATCTTGGTTTCCAAACATAAATTTTGAAAAATTATCTTCAGAACATAGTACTGATGCAATTAATATTAAAACTAAAGCTGTTGCCGAAAAAGCAATGAAAATGGGTTATGACGGTATTAAATACGGTAACTCAATAATTCAAGGACTAAAATAATTAGATATGAACACATATAAAATAACAAACATAACAAATCTTGTTGGGAAACGTGACCCAAAATTTAATTCAATCGCTAATATTGAATATGTTGATAACAGAACGAGAAAGATAATTGCATTGAAACCAAGTGAGAGCGTATTCTTAACAGTTCAATCATTACCATTATCGGTACATAGATTGAGAATAAAAAAATTGATTGATATTGTTGAAGTCAGTCCTGCTGAATTGAAGAAATCAATGGAAAAAGCAAAACCTAAAGCACCACGCAAACCTAAAGCAGCAAAGAAATCTGTAACTAAAAAAGAGCCTGTGGTTGCTGAAAAGAAAGAAACAGTAATTCCAGAAAAGAAAACGACAACAAGAAAAAAGACAGTTAAAGAATAATAGTAACACTCATGTTATTTAAAAGCCAGCAGAAATGTTGGCTTTTTTTGTTTATTATTCAAGATTTCTTAACGAATACCGTATAACCATATATAGACGATAATAATTATAATTAATTATAAAAATATATGGACGGTAAAATTAGAATTTTATTCTACAACCTTGATGGAGCAGGAGTAAACTACTTCAGGACTCAAACCCCAGCACAAGAACTGGAAAGAAATCACTCTGACGAATTTTATGTTGAAATAAACCCACAATTGGACTTCAATGACCCTAATATTGTTGAATATTTAAAATCATTTCACATAATCCATTATCACCGTCAGTTTTTAGGTGAAACAGCACAAATGTTGAAATTGGCAGAAGAATTAAGAAAATCTGGAACTATTCTTATTATGGATATTGATGACTATTGGAAACTCCACAGACTTCATCCATTTTACAACATGAGTTTGGAAAAGAAATTGGATGTTCCAATTATTGAGAACATGAAAATTGCTGATTACGTTACAACTACAACTGATTTATTTGCATCTGAGATTCGTAAAGTAACTGGTAAAGACAATATTGAGGTATTATATAATAGTGTTGACCCTAAGTGGATGAAACAATTTCAAAACAACTGGAAACCAGACCCAGATGGTCTTGTTAGAATTACTTATATGGCGGGTAGTTCTCACATGGTCGATGTTCAACAACTTGAAGGCGTGATAAATGTATTGAATGGTAATCCAGAGACCAGAGGAAAATTCAAAATTACAATCGCTGGTTGGGACACCGAAGGTAGTACAACAGATATTACTTTCAATCAGGATTTCAGAACTGAACTCGAAAAGAAGGGATTGTGGACACATGAAGTGGTGAAAGCAATTAATAAATCGAGGGGTGATGTTGACCAAATCCCAAGAATTTCACAGGAATTGAAAGACAAGTATAGAGATAAGGTATTTGATAGTAAACAACGTGACATTAAATCTGAAGAAAGTGTATATCTTGTTTATGAAAAGATTTTAACTGATAATCATAGGCTTATTGAAAATCCTGATTACTTGCAATGGTTGTTAAACTTTGAGAGAGACGTGAAATACGATGGAGAAGGTAATTTTGGTAGACGTTGGACACAGAAAGCCAACACATATGCTGGTGTTTTGAATGAAACAGATATTGTGCTTGCTCCACTTGCAGATAATGAGTTTAATAGAATGAAGTCAAACTTGAAACAAGTTGAATGCTGGACAAGAAAACTTCCTATTGTTTGTAGTGACATTCCACCATATAATATAGACGGCAGACACATGGAGAATTGTGTGTTGATTCCGAATAAGAAAAATTCACATAAATACTGGAAGAAGTACTTGAAACAGTTGATATTAGATGCCGATTTACGTAAGCGTTTAGGTGAACAATTATATGAAGATTTTAAGGAAGATTATAACCTTGAAAACGTGACTGCAAAGCGTGCAGAATTCTATAAATCTGTGGTCATGAAGGGGTTACAAATTCAATAATTGAAATCGTGAGTATTTATTTGAAATAACTATACACAAAAACCGAGAAATTATGAATTTATTTAAACAAATTAAAATATGGTTAATTAACCATAAAAGACGAAAAATGATTAAATTAATTGTTGGTAGTCATATCGGCAATCAACACACTAATTCACGAGCAAAAGAAATAGAAATTGCAATATATAAATCTGCAAAGATGGTTGCTAAAACCGTTGCTAAAGCCGAGATGTTGAAACAAGAACAATTTGATGATGAACTTCTTAAATCACTTCAGAAAGTAATTGAAAAGCATTATGATGAGAAAGATAAAGCATATGCTAAGAAAGATAAATTAGTTAACAGTCTCCAAGAAACGGTTAAGAAAAAATCAGATTTATTGCAAGAGGTTCAAGAAAAGGTTCGTAATAATTAATGAAAAAATTCTTTCTAAATATAGTCCTTTGGATTTATCTTAAACTACATATGTTAGGACTTGCTATTGGTATTGCATTATTTAATACCGAGACTGAAATTCTAAAATGTGACCCAAATGATGGTAATGAAAGAAATAATCATACGCAGAGAATGCGTAGCCGTAATCAGTTACTTGAGAAATTCTATGCTGGACAAACTGATGAGAAATATGTTCAGGAATATTATGAAGTTCTAAAGAAAGCAGATAAATTTATCAGGACAGCAACGCCACGTCAAATGGCTGTTGCTGCCGATAAATATGGTACGAGTTATGGTATGAAAGACCCACATGGTAGACGATATGAACACTATGGTTTCTTTGACGACAAACACAAACATGCTGGTAAAACCATTGGTGAGGTATTGGCTTTGGAATTCGAAGAAAGACGAACAAAGGACGATGATTTGGAGATAATGTATATTTTCAATAATAACCCAATTGAAGTTGGTTTGGCTAAAGTGATGGATGTTGTTGAGAAAAAAGAAGGAACTCTTGATGAATATGAGGTTGTTGATATGGAAAAGAAATCAAAACAATTCAAGTTTCCAATTAATGTTCTTCGTGAAAACAAGGACGCAATAAATAAGATTGAGGAATTAAGTGAATTTCTTCACATAAAAAAAATTGGTTTTGAGTACAGACAATTAGAATTTTTTGTACCTTTGAAGTTCAAAACAACAGAGTTTGATGAAGAATCTGATATTTTTAAAGAAATTATCGATATTAATTCTGTATTCATTAATGATGAATATGGTGAATTAATTGGATTTGGAATCAATAAATATGTTAAAAGAATAAATTATAATGACACCCATGAAGTTCTGAAGTTCGAAGGAATTGAAATGCAGACCGTAGGTGCGCCACGTTAAAACTATATGAAATGACAAATTTTTTAGATAATCTGAAGAAAGCAGCCGATGAGGGAGAATTTAATTCCGAAGCTGCGAAAAAAATACTTGAAATAAATGAATTGGCTGATACTAAAATTGGTGAAGCCACTCCTGCTGATATTGAGAAGCTACAAGAAACCCTTGAGAAGCGTCAAGGTGAAGAATTGGTTGAACCAGTTAGTGAAGAAAAAGTAGTTGAAGCCAATACCGAATATGAGAAGAAAATGACACAATTTAAAAAATTGGATGCAGTTAATGCACAAATTGCAACTCTTGTTGAAATCGAGGACATGGTTAAATTAAGTATTGAAGACATGTTCAGTTTCACTGATGAACTCGATGCCAAATTCAAGAAAGAATTTGAAACAGAAGACCCGATATTCGGTGACCTGAATCTGAAAATCGAAGAAATTAAATCGAAATATAAATCTATTATTAATTAAAAACAATTATTTATGGCAAAAATTGAAAGAGCGTCTGAGGACGTAGTAAATCTCTTTGAAGAGATAAGAAACAAAACAAGTATTCCACATTGGATTCAGTTTGAAGTTCTCTGTAATGAAAAACAGAAGGAACTTTATAAAATAACCAAATCAAATGATGTGGTGGAAGTTCTTACTGAAGGCGTGAATTTTGCAATTGTCTTCAATGAAGAGGTTCTTGAAGCACTTCCTGTTGATATGCAGGAAACGGCAATTATTGAATGTCTTGCTGGGGTTAGTGTAAGTGAAAGCGATGCTGTTTCATTAGACAAACCTAATTTCAATACGTACACTGGTGTACTTCAGAAATATGGGCATGAATCAATAATTAAATTACATGAGTCAATTAAGAGTCTTTTTGATGAAAAGAAACAGCGAGAAGATGAAGAGAGAGCTATTACAAAAGGTAAGCGTGGTAGAAAAGCGAAGGTCTGATAGATTATAAGTGTTAATTAAAAAATCCCGACAGTAATTTGTCGGGATTTTTTTGTTTATAAGTATTTATAGGAAATCAATAATAATGAATTCGTATAATATCACATTTCCGTTTAAAGACGATAACGAAACAAGAAGTTTTATTCAAATGAATCAGGTAAGTAAAGATTCATACAGTTCTAACTTATTGTTACTTCTATTAACCCAAAAAGGTCAGAGATATTATGAGTCAGATTACGGTACAAATTTATTGAAATATATATTTGAACCTAACGACCAATTAACTGCAACTGATGTTGAAGAAGAGATTAGAAACACAGTGGCATTATATATTCCAGAAGTTAAAATTACTTCAGTACGTTTTAATTGGAATGAAACTGAGGATGGTCAACCAATACCTGAAACTCAATTAAATGTGAGTGTTCAATTTGTATATACTGAGGGTTCATTAACGGAACAAGGTAATATTGATTTAAATTTTTAAAATATAAAACATGGCAACAGAAACGACAAATGTAGTTCAATACGGAAGCAGAACTTTCGGAGAAATTAGAACAGACCTAATTGCATTAATCAGACAAATGTATCCCGAAGTCCTTAGTGATTTCACTGATTCAAGTGTTGGTGCAATGCTTATCGACCTAAATGCTGGTGTAAGTAATAATCTTAGTGTTAACACCGATAGAGCATTTCAAGAGACTCAATTACAATATGCACAACAAAGGGCGAGTATTTTAAACATTGCAAAAAACATGGGATTCAATATTCCTGCTCGTAGACCAAGTGTTACTGTTGTTGATTTTAGTGTTATTGTTCCAGTACTTGGGAATACCCCAGATGCCACATATTATCCTGTTTTAGAAGCAGGTGCACAAGTTCTTGGTGGTGGTAAGATATTTGAAATACAACAAAATATTGACTGGAAATCCCTTGTTAGTAGTCTTGGTGACCCTAATCGTAGTATTATTCCAAATCTGAACACTAACGGAATTCCTGAGTCATATACTATAACAAAAAGAGAAGTGGTTATAAATGGAGGCACAAGCATCTATAAGAAGATTATTAGCACAACCGATGTGATACCATTTTTTGCAATAACATTACCAGACCCAGATGTGTTGGAAATTGAAAGTATTATACTTTTAGAAGGTACTAATTATACAACAAATCCAGACACTGGAGATTTTAATGATTTTAATAGTAGATATTTTGAAGTTGATTATCTGGCGCAGCAACGTGTCTTCATTGAAGATGGTTTGAGTTCAAGTGCAAATACCACAACAAATAATATCAAAGCAGCGAGATGGGTTGATATTACGAAAAAATTTATAAAGGAATATACTCCTAAAGGTTTTTGTAAATTAACATTTGGTTCTGGTGATAGTGATGTTAATGCTTTTCGAGATGGTTTCTTGAAAGAAGGTGTTAGTAATCGTTATTTCCTTGAAAATTTTTTAAATAACACAGCATTGGGTGAAAAACTCCAAGCAAATTATACGTTATTTGTTAAATATAGAACTGGTGGTGGGATTGCTTCTAACATTGGTTCAGATGTTCTAACACAACTTGGTTCATATACTTTAAAAGTAAATGGTTCTCGTCAAGATATTAATCAACAAGTTCAAAGAAGTTTACAAACAACGAACCCGATTCCAGCAATTGGTGGAAACGATGGTTTAAGTACGGAACAAATCAGACAATTAATTAAATATAATTTTGCCAGTCAAAATAGAGATGTGACACTTACCGATTATTTGTTACAGGTTTATAAAATGCCCGGGGAGTATGGTTCTCCATATCGTGCGAACGCTTTTAAAATAAACAATAAAGTTTTGATTTCAATATTGGGTATTGGTGAAGACGGTAAGTTATCAAATACCAGTAACTCATTATTAAAAACAAATATTGCTGAATACCTGACACAATATAGGATGGTTAATGATTATGTTGAAATTAAAGACGGTAAGATATATAATTTGGCGTTCGAAATCGATGTATATGTTGAGAATACAGCAGATAATCAAATTGCAAACAGTGTTATTTCACTCGTTACTGAGTATCTTGATATCGACACACATGAAATGAATCAAGACATTTTTCTTGGGAGATTAGAAAAGCAAATTCTGGAAGCCAATGGTGTGATAAATATTATTGGAATTAAGGTATTTAATAAAGTCGGTGACCAATATTCAACTAACAGTATTGCACAAGGAATTACAAATACCAGCACTGGTGAAATAAAGATTGAGAATAATACGATTTATTCAACTCAGGATTCGATGTTCGAAATCAAACATCCTGAAAAAGATATTAAAGTATTATTGAGAAAGAATGTTACTTAATGGAAGTACTGAAAAAGACAATATTACAAGCAGTAACCACTGGAACAACAATTACTGGTGGTACTATTATAATACCCGATTTAAGTGTTATTTATTACGTTAAAATCGGGTTGAAACAGGTTGGTCATGACTTAGGATTTATGGATGCATACAGTGAACCAATTCCACCAGTACCACCTGTTCCACCATCAGAAACATTTTATTTGGTGGATAGTGAAGGTAATGTATTTGTTGATAATAATGGTGATAAATTTTTATATTAAATGATATGGCAGACAAGAAATTATTTGAATTACAAGAAGGAACGCCTTCAGATACCGATTTAATTGCATATGGTAAATCTGGAAGTAGTTACAAAAACATTACGGTTGCTAATTTTAAAGCCGAATTATTAAGTGGCGGTGGTAATCTTAAAACTCGTGTATATGAAATGACGAGTGGATGGGATATGAGTTACGTACAATTTAAAAGCATTGCATTATTTGAAGAACCAATACCTCCAGATATATTTGGGACAATTATTGAACCTGAACAAGTAAGAAGCGTTAGTGTTATTGTGAGAAATGATGCAGGAACTCTATGGTATGATATGGGTACGCAGCGAGGTGGGAGTGCAAGTAGTGCTCCTTGGTATTCTATTGGTAAAGGCAGTTGGATATTTCCTACGTGGACTATGTTAACCATTCAGGTAGAGAATGGTGGTTTTTTTGATAGTGCCGATTTTAATAATACTGGTATTAGCAGGGGTTTTGTAACAATATCATACGATTAATATGAAAATTAATGAACAGATAAATAGACACATGAACATTTTATCAGAAATCACTGAGTATGGTGAATTTTACTATGGTGGTTCAATTTCAGATTATTTTAATTTTGCTGGCATTAATTTTAATTACGATATCCATGATATTGATATTAATATTATGGATATTAGTACATTAAAAAAGATTGAATCTCATTTTAATGTTCAATCATCTTTATTTCAGTTATCAGAATATAAGCAGAACCAAATGATTTTAAATGATAATTTAATTCTCGATATCTTCAGTGAAATATCTTATGATTATTGTGAGGGAACTTATAATAATCATAAGATATTCCACGCATCGCCAATTGGTAGATATAATATGTTGATGGATGTGGTCGCAAAATTTGAAAAACAAAATATTAGTGATGGTCAACATTATCATAGAATATTCAAACATCTAAAAAAAATAATGATATATAAAAGTATTTTGGATTTATGAACAACATTAAAATCATATATATATTTCCTTTTAATCATTATTATGTTAAATATTGTCGTGATATAAACGATATGAAAAAAAAGATGAATAGATTAATATATAGTATATTAATGGTAAACACTAACATCACCAATAACATAAAAATATATGTTGATATTAGTGCGTATAGAATAGTATCAACATTATTTCCATTTAATTGTGAATTAGTAAAATATAGTAGTTTTAGGGCGTTTAAAAATAAAGTTATTTTTTCCCAAAAAGAACCATTTTTGTTATTAAATAATTTTGAGATTCTAAAATCATTTGTTGGTTTTAAAGAAGAATATATTTATGATGGAAATGTTTTGAATGAAAATTCTATTGATTATGATGTTACCGATAAATATATTGAAAAAACATTAAAAGAAATTTATGGTGATAATTACAATAAATTTACAGATAAAATTAATGATAAAATTAATATTTATAATAATCATAAATTGAAATGAAGATAATACAAAGTTTTGCGCAATTTGATGAGGGTAGTCCGTATGTGAGTGACACCAATGTTTATTTGAATTTCTATTCGTTTTTACTGAGTTATTTAACATTGAATAGATATTATGGGCATGTCACAATGATATGTAATCAGAAGGCACATGATACATTTATTAAATATATTCCATATGAAGAAACTAAGATAGTTGAAAGTAGTTATGATTTTGAGTTGTGGGGTGCATATAAAGTTGATGCTATGAAAGCCGTTAGAGGCGGGTGCATTCATGTTGACCCTGATGTCTTTATTTTTGCTGATATTTTTGGTGAATTCATTAAAAAGAAAGAATATGATGTAATAATTCAAAATTATAGTCCACCAACTGGTTGGGTTAAAGACCTTGTTGTTGAATACATCAAAAAGAATGCTAAGTTCTTGGCTGACAACAATATCATTACAATGGACGAATATGATAATAGATATGCATTTGGTGGTGTGAGTGGACATAAATTCAAGGCAAAGAAAATGTATTTAGAAACCGTTGCTAAATTAGAGGCTGGAATAAAAAAGGGGGAAATTGAAATCGATAATCCAATGATTTTGGAAGAAGTTAGTATTCATTTAACTGCCCTAAAAAATAAACTCAATGTTTATGAAATATTACCATATGACTTGGTACAACAATATGGACAGGAAAAAGTTGGGAATATGAGGAACTACACTCATATGGTTTCCAAATCAAAATATGTTCCAAGATATATTGAAGCAATGAAAGCAAAAATAATTAAAGATTTCCCAGAGCAAGAAAAACTGGTTCGACAATATGAAGGAGAAGTTTTAAATAAAATTGTAGTATAATGATAACGGGTACAACAAATAATAGTAGGTTACCAGAGTTGCGTAAATATACCGTAGCAACGGGTTTCACAGACCAATATGTTAGTGGTGGAAATTGGACCACTGACGGTGTTGATTATCCAAACTCACCAGTTATTCAAGATGTTGTTTATTATCTTGGTGGTATCAAATATAATGATGTTACTCTTGAAGGAACAATAACGACTTTCGAATACTCACCAGATAACACTGGAAATTTTATTGATGAACAATATATAAAAAATCCTGATAAGAGTAAAATAATAAGTAATCCGAAAATTATTGATGATGTATTTATAACCAGAGGCGAATTATCGGCATTTGACAAAAATTATAGGTTGGAGTATATTAGAAATTTAGTTGATTTGACAACATATGCTGGTGGAAAATATTTTAATATTATAAATAACACATAAGATGGCAGTAGGAATTTATGGCACGACAAGACCCGCAGATGTAAGCGTTGATGATATCGATGTTTATTATAACTATACACCTAACAGGGAAACAACAAATAGTAACATTTATAAGTTAAATTCATCTGAGATTCTATCATATAATTATTTACCTGATGACGAACAAATTCTTGGTGATGAAAATCTTTTAGAGGGTCTATATAATTTAAGACTACCAGCAACAGTTTTTGGGCAATTGGGTATATATACTATTTATCTAAAGCCGAAAAAGGTTAATACGACAATTGTTGATTGTAGTGTTTTATCATCACTTCCAAGTGTTAAGGGGATTATACTTGACATCAATCAAATACCTGAAGAATTAAGAGCAAATAACGCATTGCAAGGTTATCGTATCGAATACATCGATGCGACAACCAATACCAAAATAAGAAATGTTGTAAGGTACGTGGTAACATCAAATAAGGTAGTTCCAGTTAGTGAGAACGTTGGTAATACAAGTCAAAAAGCAATTAGATATCGATTTGACGATACTGGCACATTGCTTTTCGTACAATTAACTCCAAGCAGTTCAAGCGATGTAAAACCAAATGCCAGTCCTTTTATTGGTAACCCTGACCAAATGATAATTATTTCAAACACATTCTTTTCTCCAGTCGTAATTGAAGTCGATATGGTTCAGAATACAATCGATACGTTGACTAACTATGTGGCTGGTGAACAAATTAAGGATGTTGATAATGGTGTTCTTACTTATTATGATGAAAATAGAGTGATAACTAAACAATTTAATATTTATGAAATTAAAGAAAGTGTTGGGAATGTTCCATTGTATGAAGTTAAAGAAAAACGAACAAATATCGATGAAACTCAAGACTTCGATGACATCACGAGCGAGGTCGAATAATTATTTTAATTAAAATAAAGAAATCCCAATCTAAAGGATTGGGATTTTTCTTTTTATCGTATTTATAGTAAATCGTAAACTGTGGCAAAGGTAAAAGTAATAAAAACACAACTTAATGGGAATTTAAATGGGGAGTATTTTAATGATACCCCATCCAATACAATATTTTCTTTTGGAAAGTTTTTCGTTACAACGAACTTTGATAATAAGGTAACTATTGATTACACCAATTCTTTGAGTTCATTTGTTCGTCCAGTTACATTAGAAACACTTAATGTTTCAGAAATACAGTCTGAAATAATTCATGACTATACAACAAATGCCGTATTGAATCTCGATAAATCAGATTTAAATACTTTTGTTAGATATGGGTCGGCATATGAATTTCTTAGAACAAGTATTCAGAATGTGATTTTGGCATACCCGGGGTCGTTGTTCGCTAATTCACAAAAAGAAATAGGTGGAAATCCAACGTATAAAGGACTTAACTATGATATTGTTTCGAATGTCTCGACATTTTATGTTCCAACGGAGTCAACTATTAATACCTTTGGTTTAGTTATTAATGATGGTAATACGAGTATACCTGATGATAATGAGTTAAAAAACTTAAATGATTCATATGAAAAGTATGTCATTTGGTCGAGTCTTGAACCAGATACATTATTTATAATTGTTGGTTATACTGGAAATACTGTAAATAGTTCTCTTGACTATACTGGAACAACAATTTCAATGAATAACCATTTGAAATTACAGGTCGAAGGCAATCCTTTTGCATTAATGGGAACTGGAACTACTGCTAATATTGATTATCATATCAGACCAAATAATGTTACTTTTGAAGAATTCCGAGCATTCCTTAATAGTTATGAACAAAATATGGTTTCAGAAAGAGATAATACTGATGGATTTGTGTTCACCTTAAAAAACCCAACACAGCTTGAAGACGGTAAAATTATTTATAGTGATTCGCAAATTCTCTGGACAACCAGTGATAAATATAATATTGATGTCAATACACCAACATATCAAAGATTTTTGAAAATTGTATTGACTATTGCTGAGAAATATGATAAAATAAAAACTGATTTAATTGCAAGATTTTTAACACCTGATTCACTTAAAATGTATGATTATACTGATGATGGTAAAATACCTAAACTACTGAGATTATATGGAAGAGAATTTGACCAACTCAGACAGTTTATTGATTCATTGGTTAACATTAATAAGGTTACATATAATAAATTAAATAACATACCTGACCAATTAATAAAGAATATGGCAAATACCTTTGGTTGGGATTATTTTTCGTTGGTGAATGAAAGTGAATTAGTTGAAGGATTTTTAACTGTAGATGATACGGAAAGAAATTTAAATGAGAATATCTTACCAGCAGAAATTGATATTGAACTCTGGAGAAGAATTATTAATAACACAAGTTATTTTTGGAAATCAAAAGGTACTCGTCAAGCAATAAAATCAATGTTCTTGTTAATTGGTATTCCAGAACCTTTCATTAACATCACAGAATACGTATATACCGTAGATGGTAAGATTAATCCAAATACCGTATCTCTCGCACAAGCTGATTTTCCTTCAAATTCATTACCGTATGATACCGAAGGATATCCTGTTGCACCATTGGAAACCAATGATTTCTATTTTCAACTCAGTGGTAATAGTGATAGTGGTCAGGCATATCTCGATGTATTTCGTATGGCTGGGTTCAATCTTAAACAAACACCCGATAATAAGAAATCATGGGAACAAAGTGGAGCAACTACAAGAATTCACAGTACAACACCACAATATTATCAAGAAGACAGTAAATTGGTGATTAATACCAAAGAAGTCGATATTTCACTTGATACTGCACGTGGTATTGAATATGATGTTTATGAATATATTCAAAAAGATTTTGCTGCCAACTCAAGTGGATACACATTACCATATTCATATGTTAACATTTCATCATTACCACAAACAGGTAATACATTCTCACTACCTTTTGATTATAATCATCAGGGTAATTTTGAAGTAAGATATAATGGAATTTTATTAAATGCTCCTTCAACTGGTAATACTACTGGAACTACATCAGGAATTACATATCAAGCAGATTATGAAGTAAATGGGAAATATTTTACAATATATGAACTTAGTGGTGGAACACGTCCTTCTGACGTGATTCAGGTAACATTTACTAATTCAGGTGCAACAACATTAACTGGTTTAACAATGACAGTTGATTATATTGTGACACGTGTTAAAGCAATTTTGGGAGGAACATATATTCCGTTACCAAGTTTTCCACATGGTGATGTCCAATTAACAATTAACGGTATTGCACTTACTAAAGGTACGCCTCAATTCGTTGCTGATTATATTCTTGACCCAGCAAATTCGACTGGTGGAACAAATCAAATTATTATTCAGAATCCAGATGTTATTGCATATCTTAATCAGAACCCCGATGTGCAAATTTCTTATCTTCATGTGGAGAACACGAATGAAATTAATTTAAGAAGTGAAGTAATTAGAATCGATAGTTTTAATAGTAGTAAGATTTATTTCAATAATAGCGCAAACAAATACGTATATAAACTTAATTACAGAGTAAATCAAGCAAGTGATGTTAAATTTTTAGTTGATGGAATCGCTTTAGAACCAATTACTGATTATAACGTTAATGTGCAGAATCCATACGAGATTTTCTTACCAAGAGGACTTAGATTTGGTACTGTAATTAGTGCATATTATATTGTTGGTGGAGCAGGAGCATTTAATCCAGTTATAAATGATGTGTTTGGACTTGGTGATATTAGTGAATTATCGTTTTTGGAATTCCTCGAATTGGTTCAGAGGAAAATGGTAAACGTTAGAAATAGAAAAGTTGTTACCGATTTTAAAGGTGGTTGGTATCCAACAATATTGAAATTATATGAAACATATTTGGAAAGAGCACTTCTTCCAGATGACGACCCATTACAATCTAATGGATATACGTTCCAGAACCTATATCCGTTCCTGAGTAAATATAATGCTTTCTTCCAGAGATTTGTTGACCAATTATTGTCGGCAACAATTATATTGAGAAGAGGTGGGTTATTAATTAGAAACAGTATTTTTACGAAACAGAAGCATTGGTATAAAAGAGGTGTAAATTTATATGCTAATGGGTCAATAACAATAGATAAAAGGGGTAATCCGTTAATGCAATATTTTGGTACTGATGGTGCTACATTTAGTATTGCTCAAGAAACACCCGCACCTCCACCTCCACCCACACAACTGTATGTTGAAACAACACAGGGTGTGTTGGGTAGTTTTACAACTGGTGGTGAAAACATTATAGGATGGAATGAGGTTATTGAATATGGTATTGATTATAAACTAAAATATCCTTACTATCCATATGGTAACGCACTTCCAATTGGATTAGAAAACTTATTAGAAGGAATTGATTTTGAAATAGAAACAATGGAAGATAATTGGACAAGAATATCAAAGACAATCCCACCTAATCCTGCACTTACGGTCAATAATTTCAGTATGACGTTAGATGGACTGGCTTATGATACTTGGTATGATTATCGTGCGTTTATCGAATCACTTTCAACTGGTGCTACTGGTAATATACGTTCATTCACAACACCCCAAGCACCATTACCAGACCCAAGTATTGAGACAAAGATAGGTACTGTGGTTGGTAATCAATTATTACATATTGGTGGTATTGATATTGTAAGATATGAAGATATATCAAATTATGCGATACAATATAGAAAAATCCCATCACTTCCTTGGTCATATCAACCATCTTCACCAGCAGCAGGACCGCTTTCGGTTAATTACTTCAATGTTTCAAATCTTACTGGACTTGATTACAATTCAACTTATGAATATCGTGCATATATGGTTGTTGGTGGAACTGCATATTATGGTAGTCCAAGGACAGCAATGATAGGTACAGAACCTGCTGTCGCATATAGTGTAACAACAGACACTAATCCACTTATGTTACTTAGTGGAACTGGTTTTGATACTCCACATAATACTTATGTTGCTGGCACTCCTTCGAACATATTAAGATATGGTATGGTTTACACACAAAATGCGTCACAAGCAGGAAGTCTTACGATAACAAATACAAATTCGACAGTTAAAAAAGACTATCACATTGGAAATACAGGTAGTCCCTTTACTGCGAACGCAAGTGGATTATTACCAAATACATTAACTTATTACAGAGCATTTATTGAAAACGGTCTTTATCCACTTGACACGAACATTAAAACTGGTTATGGTGATGTTGAAACCGTTGTAACTGGTAGCGCACCACCACCACCAGAATTTGGTTTCACTGTTTCACTGGATTGGACTGGTGTTGATGAATTTGATACAGGATTTGGTGGTGCACTTAAATTATATAATGGAACTACATTAGTTGAATCACAGGTATTTTCACCATATACAAAACATGCAGAAGTTGATTGGAGTATCCCAACAACAGGAACATATGTGCTTAGATTTAATGCTATTTATGCGTGGGTTGATGGTAATCAACATGTTAAAGATGAACGTTGGAGATGGGCAAGTATTCCTACATGGTATACTACAAGTCAAACATCAAATATCACATATGGTGACCCAGACACTCATGATGTATTTTATGAGATTTCTGGAACAGGTGAGTTTTAAAATTAATTGTATTTATAGAAAAGCGAATTTAAATGGCATTTATTGAGAGAAAAAATCCGATTGTATTAAATATCAAACTAACTTCAAAAGGTAGAGATTTACTATCAAGAGGTGAGTTGGATTTTAAATACTATGCTATTGGAGATAGTGAGATTGATTATAAATTTAATGCCGAGGTTCAGGCTGTTGATACTGAGTATAGTGCTTTTGATTCAACAATATTAAGAGCAGCCGATAAAAGTGGGAATCAAATATCATTTATTCCAAGAAACGTAAGTGGTGACCCATATAATATTGCACCAATAAATCCAGCGCAATATCAAGTTGAAAATCAGGTTGAGTCTTTGGGTTTTTTCACTAATAATAATACCGAATACATTACTGATAGTAATCATGTGAAACAACCAGATGTAATGATTGATATGTCAACACTTAATGGTGGTACGGTTTTAAAACTGGAGAAAGCACCAACATATGGTACAAGTGGAGAAGAACCTGCTGTTGGTGATATTGTTTTTGTTAAATGGACATATTATCAAGATACAACAGGATTTGATGTTAATGTGAATGAACCAAAACCACACTTGTTTTATAGGATAACTGGAATTGTACCCGGTACTAATACTTTGGCGAGTGGTTTGGGAATGAGTGTTTATATTGATAGGGAATTACCTGATTTTAATAATGGAACATCGTACCCATATAAGGCTGGTGCAATGATTCTTTATAACGAGATTACTTTTAGTGGCGACACTATAATTAATATGTCATCAACAGACTATCTTGATGAAAGTGTGTTAAGTTTTCTCGAAAACAGTCAGTGCCCAACAATTGTTTTTCCGTACTGGAATATGTCAATCATTTTTACCGAGGAAATTGCAGGTGTACAAGCAGGGAATTTAAAATATACACAATTTAATGATAGAACATTAGGTGGATTTGTATCTTATATCCAAAATCAAGCACCAGTCTTTAAGAAGTTAGGCGTGATTCATTACACGAATAGTAGTCCAGCAAATGTGTATGGTGAAGGATTTCTTAATAATACACCAACACTTGATATTCCAACGATTATGTGGCATAAATCTACAACAATGACACTTGGTACAACATTATCACCAATTGGTGGTCAACAGTTATTGGCTGGACTCAATCTTTATTATTATGACCTTGCAGACTCCGAGGGATTTGTTGTTGGGAAGGTGTTTCCTGATTTAAAAATATTTGTGATTGAAGACCAAGAATTGTTATTTGCTATGTCATATAAATCAAATAGGTCTTGGACACTTCCAGATTATTATGCTGGTACAGGTGAAATAATTACAACCCCCACATCATCAGTAATTTGGACAACACCAGTAAATCATGACCCAACTATTGTTTGTATTGATTCTCAATGTTATTGTTATGAATCAGGTGGAACATCAAGTACATTTTGTAGTGGATGGATACCGTTCAGTGTTGGTAGCACAGTATGTCTTACAAACGTAGTTAATGCTGGTTATAGTGCCATTGGAGGTGTTGATGTTGGTGGTGCAATATATGGTGAAGTTGCACTTAGTATTTGTGCGTATGACTATATTAATGATTATTGTTTACCATGTAGTGGTGGATATGAAATATGTAGTGTTTATGGAGACCCCGGAAGCTGCACTCAACCAGCAACTCTATCATGTGTTAATCACACGAATAGTTATTGTTTTAGTGGTTACATTTGTAATGACGATTAAAATTTAAAATAATGAGCGGAAACACAGTATTTATATCATACATATTATTACCAACAACAGGATTAACTGCTGGTGATTATAGTCAAACAATTCATTGTAATTATATTAAGAAAATTAATTTGGGTGCAGGTAATCCATATGTACAGGAAGTTAGTTTAAATTTCCCGAATATCGATGATTTCAAATTTCTGGCTTCAAGTGTTGGTGGTGGCGCAAATCCTCTTGGATTAGGTTATACCGCACATAAAATTCATGCCTTGACGCAAATTGTAAGTAATACACCATTTGATAGTTTTGATGATGTTAAACCAGATTCAACAGCATGGAAACAAATAGATATCACGCCTCAAGTAACAGGGTATAGTAGTGGTGATACTTTCTTTCTAACTGCTGCCAAACTTACAACAGTTGTTTTCAAAATATCGTTTTTATTGTATGATAACGTATCTGTGTTCATGCCATATAATCTCGATTACATAAATTATCCATCAAGTAGTCAAGAAGAGGAACTGGTTTTTGGTGATGCAACTTTTTTCTTCGGTAATGTTAAAACCGAAATCAAAGCTGATGTTTATACAACCGATATCAGTATTAATTTACCATTAAATGAATTCAATTCAAGTTCAAATAAAACTTGGGATGGTCTTGAAACCGTTTATATTAGTGAGATTGGTATATATGATAGTAATAAAAATTTGGTTGCAATTGCTAAACTGAATGACCCTGTAGCCAAAGATGCAACGATTGCCAGAACAATTGTATTCGCTTTAGATTTTTAAAATGAAAAACAAAAAATTTATAATTATTGGAGTTGTTGCTCTCGCAATTCTCATTACCATTATTTTGTTAGTGCGTAGAGAAAGAAATGTGAACGTCTATGAATACCCAGATACTTTAGTTGTTATCAATTATACCGAACACAAGAATGCTGACATTTATTCGAAAATCATTTTAAATAAGATATATGATTATGATACTGTTAATCTCAATATTTATTATTCACCCAGAGATTATGGTACTGATGAACTTGATGTCGCTGGCTTTATTCAGAAGAATCCGTTCGTAAATCATTCATATAATATCTTTTTAAAAAAAGGTGGTTTACCCACTTCAGTGAAGAATTTTCTATCACATGAATTAATCCATTTAAATCAAATGGAAATCGGTGATTTAATCCCTATTCAAGATTCATTGGCTATGATATATCAAGGTGATACCATATTGTTATTATCTACACCATATCATGAGAGACCCTATGAAATTCAAGCACTTAGCACACAAAACAAAGTTCTGAAAGAACTAAATCATCTTCTTTATTCGAAATAATCATAAAAATCTATAATTTTTTATAATTTCTTAGTATTTATTATAAATTAAGAAAATAAATTATTACAGATATGAATAATATAGAGATGCCTAAATTAGCAACAAAACCCAAGTCAGTTATTATTGATGGAGAACTACATGGTAGGTTCAAGTTGTTATGTAAAGGTAAAAGTTTGAAAATTGGTGGTGTGCTTGAAAATTTGATTTCATTATATCTCACCAATCCTAAAAAGATTCAGACCATGATTGAAGAATCTAAAACAATAAATTACGAAGAATTGCATAAATAATTAGTTATGTTGAAATACATTTGGTCATTAGACATTAGTACAACAAATATCGGCATGGCGTTATGGGATGATAAGGGGAAACTCATTGAACTCAAACATCTTGAATTAAAAACCGATAAAAATACTCCTGTTGAAAACAGGGACATATATAAAGCCGAGATTTTTAAGAAATATGTTCTCGATTATAAAGAACATGTACTTAATGTACATAATGGAATAGTTGAGCACGTCATAGTGGAAGAACCTCTTGGTGGTAGTAATAACGCCAACACTGTTTCACTTCTGTTTGGTTTTAATGGTATTTGTAGATACATTCTATATTCTGTTTTTGGTATGTATCCTATGAAAATTAGTGTATACGAAAGTCGTAAACTATTTTGTGATGAATTGGTTAAGGTCAGCTATGTAAAAGGTGAAAGAAAAGAGACACTTAGCTTCCCACTTGAGTACAGAAAAGAAAAGAAGTTGTATATCTGGGAAAAAGTTTGTAACTTAGAACCGCAAATTCCTTGGTTTTTTAAGAAAGATGGTGAAACACCTAAACCAATGTGTTTTGATATGTCAGATAGTTATGCCGTTGGATTTGCAGGACTAAAGAAGTTGGAAATAATTTAATGAAACATATTTATTTAATTCAATCGTTGGAAGACGGTTATTATAAAATAGGTGTATCTAAACATCCCAAGAAAAGAGTTGCACAATTACAAACGGGAAATTCTTCCGAATTAAAACTCATTGAATCTTATCAATCGGAGTATGCTCACAAAGTTGAGAGAGCGTTACAGCGTAGATATTCACACATGAAAAAAGAAGGTGAATGGTTCGATATATCAATTAGTCAAGAAGTTTCCTTTCTTTCAGATTGTAAGCAAATCGAAGAAAATTTTGTCATTTTGAAAAAAAATGGTAATGTATTTATATAAAACCCTTGTGTTTGTGATATATTTGTTATAGTTTTGACAAAAATATCTGAATAATTTAATCTAACTATTTTAAATAATGACAAAAAAACGAAGTAAATCAATACAGAAAAGAATTGAGAATGCTGTTGAAATCATACAATACGCAATAAAAAATCAAGTGTCGGTAAAGGAAGCAAGTGTAAAATGTGGATTTTCCGACACTTATGTTAAGAATATGAAGGCGATGATTTATCAGAAGTTTAATGATGGTGAACTGGACATCAACCTTTATAACATGTTCCAAAATCCGTATCAAAATTATATTAATATGAAGGGATTTATTGAACCTTCAAAATCAGAAGAAAAATCAGAACCTAATAAACCCAAAGACTTACCAAAAGGAGGAAATAGAGAGACTTTCAATCAAAAGAATGCCAACGAAGCCGAATATGAGTGGATTGGTAGCAGTCACTACCCAAAAGACCACGTAAGAACACTTGACCAATTACTCGCTGCAACTGAAGTAGATACTGAGGTTTGGAAAGTAAGTTCTCATATTGTCAATAAATGGGATGTGACAATGAAGGTTCAGGAATTTGGTGAGTGGGTGGTTAAAACCTATCAAAACTGGCAAGTGAAAGCACGTTTGGAACGTGACATGAAAGTTGTCAGGGAAAGAATGATTGGTGAGATATTCCAAGAAATGATTAATGGTTATGAACCACCTGTATATGATTGGACACCAGAAAGACCACAAGAAACCAAAGAACAAAATCTCTTGGAAATCAGTGTCTTTGACCTACATATTGGTAAACTTGCATGGGGTGGTGAAACTTTTGAGAACTACGATGTTAAAATCGCACGTAAACGTTTCTTAACTTCAATTGAAAAACTCATGCAAAACGCAAGTGGTTTTAATTATGAAAGAATATTATTCCCCGTTGGAAACGATTTCTTTAATAGTGATACTATGGAGAATACCACAACCAAGGGAACTCAACAAGACGAAGATTTGAGATGGCAGAAGACATTTAAAGTTGGTACACGATTACTTGTTGATGCAATTAATTTAATGAAACAAGCTGGTGTTCCGATTGACATAGTGGTCATCCCCGGTAACCACGACTTCGAACGCAGTTACTACTTGGGTAGTTATCTGGAAGCATGGTTCAAAGATGACCCAACAATAAGCATTGATAATCATGCGTCACCAAGAAAATATTATGATTACGGTAATCTATTACTTGGACTCACTCATGGTAGTGAAGAAAAAGAAGCAAGTCTTCCAATGTTAATGGCTACCGATATTCAATCCAAACCACTGTGGAGTGTAACAAAATTCCATGAATGGCATCTTGGACATATTCATAGGAAGAGAACCGTGCAATATGATATAAATAAATCAAGACTTTTAAATGAAGACTTAGGTGTTACCATCAGGTATTTGTCAAGTTTGACTGGTACTGAAGAATGGCATCACAAAAAAGGATACGTTGGTTCAGTGAAAGCAGCAGATGGTTTCGTTTGGAACTTCGAATTTGGCTTGGTCGCTCATTTAAATACAAATTTAATAATTGACTAATATGGCAACAAAAAATGATGTAGTTGGTTTAGCAAAAACCACAAAAAAACCTGCTGCTAAAAAACCAGCAGCAAAGAAAACGACAAGAAAACCAGCAGCAAAGAAACCTGCTGTTAAGAAACTCACTGCTAAAGAAGAAAGAGACCTTAAAGCAAAAGAAACAGTTAAAGAATTACTTAAGGATTCTCCAATTGTTACTCTCGAAAAAAAGGATGACCTTCTTGTGCTCGATGAAACACCAACCCCTGAAGAACCTAAAGGTGTTGAATGGCTTGAAGAACAAGTTACATTACTTAATCAGAAAAATGAAGCCTTAACTGCTGAATTGGATGTGGTTAAGATTGAAAACCAAACACTTAAAGCAAGTGGTGGTTCGAATGATGGTAATGTATCCAAACTGGTTGTTGACCTCTTCAATGAATTACAAGAAAATTTCGTCAAAATGGGTGTTGATAATCGTGGTATAGGTAATTTTAGAATCTATACGCCCGGTTTCCTCAATCGCATGATTAAATTTTTCCCGTTTTTAGAGCAGCATAAAAGATATTAATAATGAACTGGTGTTGGTTGTTGGGGCACAAATGGAGTTATAATTTCACTTGGATGCCTTCGAAACGCACGTGTAAACGTTGTGGGAAGAAGCAGAAAAGGGTGGTTAATAAACCACATGGACACCCAAATGACTTATATAAATGGATTGACCAATAATTTAATTGCCTTAAAACTCTTTGTTTTAAGGCAATTTTTTTATATATTTGCTTCATGATTAAAGGACAAGAATTTCATTCCATAATCCAAAACATATTTGGTGATGTTAACGGTTACCTGCAAAGCGAACAATTGCAGGTTAATTGTCCACGTTGTCAGGAACGAGAAGGTCTTAGTTATCCAGATGGTAGATTTAATTTGGAAATTAATACTGCTAAACGTATGTTTAGGTGTTGGAAGTGTGAAGAACCCAGATTTAGTGGGTCTCTGGGAAGACTTGTAAGGACATTTGGTGGTCATGCTGACTATGAAATGTATAAATCATATGCTGGAATTTTTCAGGATTACGTTTTTGATGAAGACGAAAAAGAATATGTTCAGGTTAAATTACCTGAAGAAATGATTTATTTCTCTCAAATGGATGTAAGTAATCCTGAACATTTTGAAGCATATAGTTATCTTGTTACTGAAAGAAAAATAAGTCGAGACATTATTTTAAGATATCGGCTTGGTTTTTGTACTACTGGAAAATACGCTAACAGAATAATCATCCCGTCATTCGATGCACAGGGTGAAGTTAATTATTTTGTTGGTAGATATTATGGAAATGACTTTAAATTAAAAAAGAAATTGCCTTATCTCAATCCTGTTGCAGATAAAGACGCAATTATTTTTAATGAAGGTCTTGTAAATTGGGATTCTACTGTATACCTTGTTGAAGGTGCGTTTGAGATGCTCAGTTTTCCTGTCAACATCATTCCGATGTTGGGGAAAACGCTCTCGACCACATTGTTTTTAAAACTGAAAGAATTAAAACCAGATGTCGTTGTTTTATTAGACCCTGATGCCTATAAAAATAGTGTTGAGTTATATTATATTTTAAACACTATTTATATTGGCTGTGAAGAAAGGGTTAAGATTGTTAAGCTCCCCACCAAGGAAGACCTTGATGAACTTCGTAAGAATCAAGGAATTGATGAAGTAATAAAGTGTTTATATAGTGCAAGGGGTTTGATTATCGATGATTACTTTATTCAAAAGTTACAAAAACCATATGATAAGAAATATACAGGAAGATATAGACCTGATTCAAAGTATCCTGAATGGAAATCAACAAGCGCAGGAAATACTATACGAAAAATATAAACAATCTGTTAGAAATTTTTTAAAGAATAAGTACTCTATTTATTATGACCTTGAAGATGATGTGTCGGAAATCATGATTAAGGTATTCATGAATTTAGAGACATTTGATAAAACCAAATCAAAATTCAGGTCATGGGTTTTTAGTGTTGCGAAGAATCACATGATTGATAAATGGAGAAACACAACAATTACTCTTACGGGAAGCAATACTAATTGTGTGTACTCATATTCAACAACAGGAGCAGATATTACTTGTGATAATAGTTTCATTACTTCAACCAATACTGGAGCGATTAATGGTAGTGGTTCATATACAACTACTAATTGTGGTACAGATTCCGAATTTGAGAACTGTAGTTCAATTAATTTTATATCAGACCAGTTATCACCAGAAGATTTTACGTTACTTGACATGAAATATGTGCAAGGTTATAGTTATAACGAAATCGGAAACGAGTTTAATGTCACGAGTTCTACAATCAGTAATAAAGTTAATTATATAAAGACTAAACTAAAAAAGAATAATCCAGAGATAATTTACGAATAATTCAAGTATTTATAAAAAATGCTTGAAACAATGGGTAAAGAAAATATCTTTGAATACGTTAATCTTGAAAAACAAGAACTTAAGGGTAAGAAACCACCTCATAATCCATATACTCGTTATATAGTAGTGTCTGACCAAAACATGGAAACCAAGAAAGTCGCCAGTAAGTTGGGTCCTCTCGGATTTAAATGGAACGGCAAAGAGTGGTGGGTATTTGGGAATAAATTAACGAAACCAATGGTTGATAAATTAAAAGAAATCAACAAAGAATTAGAAACACAAGGTGGTCAAACTGGTGACCTTGAGGATTTTCTCAATCAACTCGAAGGATTTAAAGCCGAGGTACAGGGGGCAGATATTCCTCTTAAAACCAAAACCGAACTCGAATCAAATCTGGAGCAATATATTGATGACATTGCCAATGCAACCGATGAAAGAGCAGCAACTGCTGAACTCCAGAAATTCTTAAATTTCTCAAGCAAATTTCACCAATACAGTTTCAATAACATCATGTTTATTTATTTACAAAATCCTAATGCAACTAAAGTTGCTGGTAAAAATAAATGGAAAAAAGATTTTAATAGAACTGTTGTTGATTTAAATAAAGCAATAACAATTAACTGTGGAAATAAATTTTATCGTAATCCCAGAAGTGGGAAACTGGCTGAATACACTTTAGACCAGCAAAGGTCAGATAGAGAGTATGTTAAAAGAGTTCAGAATGGTCAGGAGAGAATGGATAGTGGTAAGATGGATGCGATTAGAACCAGAAAAGACATTAAGCATATTGGTTTTAAACCATGTGTGGTTTTCGATATTGCTGATACTACAGGTGACCCGATTCCCGATGAACCGCTTTGGAAAGGTAGTAATGATGAAAGAGCAGATGCTGTGGCATTGTTCAGTATTGCTAAGAAAAGTCTTGAAGCAATGGGTATTAGGGTAACGCAAGACCCAGCAACGGCAGGTGAGGGTGGTTGGAGTAGGAAGGGTCAAATAAATGTTAGTGCTGATGCAAGTGGAAGTGGTGCTGCCTCAACAATTTTTCATGAATGGGCACATGATATGTTACATCAAAAAGGTGGTCGTTTTTATGATAGAGCACAGAAATATTTTGAAGCCAAAGGTCAATTAAATTATGGACAAATAAAACAAATTAAGGAAATACAGGCAGAAACCGTTTCTGCAACACTTTGTAAACACTTTGGTTTACCAGCAGACCATCACCCAACATACATGGCATTATGGCAAGCACAAGGTGGTTTGAATAGTAAGCAGTTAATTAAAGAAAATATTTCAACAATTAGTACTGTGAGTAACTTTATCCTTAAACAAATCGATAAATATGATGACGAGTTCCAAGCAGCTAAAGCCAGCATGGGACAATCACAACAAACTCAAGAACCGCAAGCATAAAAAAAGAGGTCACAAATTGTGACCTCTTTTTGTTTCGGACTTTTAATGTTACTTAATCACGATTTGTTTTTTCTTTTTGGTTTCATCAACAGTCTTGGGAATTGTTACTGTTAATATACCGTCTTCCATTGATGCTTTAATTTCTTCAGTACTAACATTATCTGGAAGAATAAATGACCTCTTATATTTACCAACATACATTTCATTGCGCCTATATTTTTTGGTTTCATCCTTTTTGCGCTCGGTTTCAATGGTTAGCGTCCCGTCTTCGGTATCAATACTAACATCATCTTTCTTAACTCCAGCCAATTCCATCTCAATGACGAATTCATCATCGTTCTCAATTACATCATGTGCTGGGCACTTTCTGGATGTGATATCAAATGATTCATCAAAAAATTCATCGAAGATTTTCATAAATTCGTGTGTTGGATTTCCTAATCTAATTTTATACATAATTCTATTTATTTAAATTTAACGTTATTTTCCACATGTATTGCGAATAATGTGCCATAGTGATTAACAAGTCAAAATGTCAGATATTTTTAATTAAAAATGACAGAATGACAATTTCTAAAAACTCTTGCATTTCATGGTAGTTTTAGATATATTTGTAAAAAATTTTTGAATGATTAAAACAATTGCGCATCTCGCAGATATTCACATACGAAAAACACCTACAAGAAATGAAGAATATCAACAAGTATTTAAAAGATTAATCACATCTTTAAAGAAACAAAAACCTGATAGAATTATAATTGTTGGTGACCTTGTTCATGACTATCTTGACTTACAGGGTGAGCAATTAATCATGGCTCACAATTTCCTTAAAGAATTGGCTACAATCGCTCCTGTACGAACAACCAGAGGTAATCATGATTGTCGTAAGAAAAATCTCAAACGTGTGGATAGTATTAAAGCGATTGTTGAAACGCTTGGTGATATTGATGTTGAATATTATGATAAGACAGGTTTTTATGTTGATGAAAACGTGACTTGGGCAGTTTGGCATCATGGTGAGAAAAACAATAACCCTTGGAAAACTAAGGAAGGTAAGAAACTTCTTGCTTATCAAGGACAGGATGCCAGAGTTAATATTGACCTTTTCCATGACCCTATTACTGGTTGCATGTCAACCACTGATTTCGAAATGAAAAGCAAGTCATATTATAAAATCAGTGACTTCAAAGGTACATATTCGTTCTTCGGAGATATTCATAGAATGCAATACCTTGATAAAGATAATAAGAAAGCATATTGTGGGTCTCTTATTTCACAAGACGTATCAGAGGGTGATGATGCTTTTCATGGTTATTTGCTTTGGGATATAATTAAGCAGACTACTGCTGAAATTGAAATACCTAATAATTATAGTTTTAAGAATATTAAAATAACACCATATACTGATTTTGATGATTTGGATTTTGAGGTAGAGAATCCAACTAAATATATGAAACTCAGATTTGTCTGGGGTACGCTACCACAAACACGTACCAAAGAAAATGAACGAAAACTTATTGACTACACCAAAGGTTACTTATTTAAGGAACATAAAAATCTCACAATTTCTCATAAAAACGAATTCATTGAATCAGAAGACGTAGATGTTAATGAAAATATTACGTTAGAAAATGTGACTGATGCTGCTGTTCAGCAAGAAATATTTAAGGACTATTTGGAAAGAATTGGGACTGATGAACAATTAATGAATGACATCATTGCTTTGGATGAAGAAATCTTAAATGAAATTGATGTTCCTGAAGACCAGAATATCGAATGGGATGTTATTAAATTTGGTGGAAAGAACTTCATGTCTTATGGTGAGCTTGATGTTGATTGGCGAAAGACTGATGGTATTTTCCAAATAAACGGTGCAAATACTGCTGGTAAAACCACCATTATGAAACTCATTTCGTATTTGTTATTCGGTAAAACATTGGAAACCGAAAACCGTATGAAATTTGGTGATAAACGTTTCGTCAATAATAGAAATGATGCGACTTCATGTGAAGCCTACATGGTATTGGAAGCCAATGGTGAATATTATGGAATTAAGAAAGCTACTAAAATCGAGAGAAAGCGAGATGGGACAATTAATGGAGCACCGACTTCCTTGAGTTATTACGTTCTCAATAATCCTGATGATGAAATGACTGATGATAACTGCTTGGATAAACTCGATGGTGACAGACGAACTAAAACCCAAAAGAAAATCGAAGGTATTATTGGTACATATGATAATTTCATGCGAATCGTCATGACGACTTCAGATACATTGAATCAGAATTTATCTAATGATATGGCAGTTTTTATTGATTCATTATTATATGATAGTGGATTGGATATCTTTGATAAAAAACTTGAAGGTCTTAAAGTATATCAGAAGCGTGCGAATGAAAAAACACGTGTGAGTTGTAACATTGAATTCACAACGACTCAGAATGCAACATTAACTCAGGAAATTACAACACTTCAAAGCGAAATTACCGAAATAGAAGGTACGAAATTACCTGATATCCAAGGCAGAATTCAAACTGGTCGTGAGTATATTGAAACACTTACAAAGAAACTCTATCAAATAGACGATGAAATCTACAATCTGGACGTAGATGAAGCCAGACTTGACATAAGTGACCATAAGAAGAGAATCGTTGAAATTAAGGCACGTAAGATGGTTCTACAGCAAAGTATTGGTGAGTTAAGAGAAAGTTATGATGAAGTAAAACTAAATAATCTCATTATAAAGCGTGACGAACATAAACAAAAGGTTTATGAAAAGAAATTTGCAATAAAAGAAGAGGAAAGAAAGAAAGCAGATTTCCAACACAAAATCGAACTTCTTAAAGGTAGGATTCATACTGCGAAAAGGGATGGTGGAAATCTGAAAGATGAAATAGCTAAACTGAAGAATAGTAAAAATTGTCCCGAATGTGGTCAAGTAATCGATAAGAAAGAACATCAAGACCATATAACAAATTCTGTTAAGGAAAAAGAAGTTAAGATGTTTGCTTTCGCCAAGGAAATGAAGGAATATCAACATGATATTGATACTGATTGGAAATCAGCTATAAAGAAATGTGATGATAATGTTGTGACAATAAATGGGGAAATCACCAAACTTGATTTAGAGATGGAAGCGGTTCTGAAAGATATTGGTGTTCTTACCAACGAAAAGAATGATGTTGATAGACGCAATACACTTCAAATCGAACTTAATCAAGTCCCAACGCTGATTGATAATGAACAATTGAAAATCGATATTCTGGAACAAAAGATTACCAGACATGAAAATAGTTTGAAGCAGATTGAAGAGAATCAGAGAATTGAAAAGGGAATCAAAGCAGCTAAAGGAAAGATTGAAATTCTTGAAGTCGAAGAAGAAGATGAAAAAGAAAATGTGTTTATTAGAAAAACATCTATTGGAGAGAAAGAAACCAGAATAATGGGTAATAAATTATTAATTGAAGAGTTCAAGGTTCAGGAGTATCAGGATAGTGTTATGGCACTTTATAAGAAATGCGTGCATCGTGACGGTATTCCAAGACAGATGTTAAGTAATCATATTATACCGAAAATCAATATTACGTTGGAAAATATACTTAGTGTAGCACCATTTAAGGTCTGGCTTGATGTAAACGACCTCAGACCCAAGTTGGTTTATTATGATAGACCTGAAGCCATTATTGATTGTATCAGTGCCAGTGGTAAAGAAAGAACTTTCAGTAGTGTTGTATTGAAGTTTGCACTTAATCAAATCAATGTTAAAGCAAAACCATCAATCTTCTTATTGGATGAGGTCATGGGTAAGTTAGATTCAAATGCAATTGATGAATTCAAAGAGATTCTACAACTAATCAAATTGAAGATGAAGAAGGTCTTGGTGGTTGAACAACTCATTGAAATTAACCCTGATTATTTGATTCAGGTACAGTTAGACGAGAACGGTATATCATCATTAACAATTGAATAAAACATATTTTTCAGTATTTATTTGAAAGTAAAAATACGTATGGATACAAAAAAATATGACAAATTAAGACACAAAATCGAAACCAAAGATTTTGAAGGTAACAATAAGGGACTGGATAAATGGTTATGGAATTTTTCGTTTCTTGGAAATATTAGTTCCATTTTCTTCGCATTCTTCTTAGTTTACCCAGCACTATTGAAAGCAATAACATTGAACTTCATCACTGGAACAGGTGCATTAGTACTTGCGGGTGGTCTAACACTAATGATTCTATCAATATTTGAAATTATTAAAAGATATTTGATTCGAAATTTCAGTAATGATTACGTAATCAATAAAAGAAAATTAAACTTTAAGATATTCGGGTGGTCGGTTACCTCAATTGCGATTGTTGTACTGAGTTTCTACTTATCGATTAGTGGTTCAAAGAATCTTGCAAGCACGAGTTCGATAAAAAATGCTATTGTGCAGACCGAAGTGATATCAAAATCTGACAGTCTTGTATCAATTTATGATATACAGAAACAACCATATGTTATTGATAACATATCTTTAAGGGCGGTTAGTACAGATTTACGTGAAAAACTTGCTGAAACACCTGTTACTTATAGAACAATTAGGAAAGAGTATCAAGACAATATTGATAAAAACACCGAACTTATCAGGGAAAATGATGCAAAGATTGATGTTATTAATGCCAAACTACAACAGAAGATTGGTGATTATAATGTTGAATTCGCTGAAACTAAATCAGATAATGAAACCGAGGACAGCAAAAACATTTTTCTATTTATCATCATTGTTTGTTTCAATGAAGTTCTTATTATCGGTGGATTGTATTTCCGAGAATATTACGAATACACCCTATATATGATTAATCAAGAGAAGTTTGAGAAAATGTATCAGAAAAAAGATAGGTATAAAGCACTTGTAACATTTGTTTTTAATGATGGTGAACTTACCACTGGTGATAAGGTTATGAGTGGGTTGATACTGAAGGAAGCGGTTGCTGATAAAACAAATATACAGAACTCCAATAAATTTGTTGAAGAGTTCTTGCGTGACATGGATAGATTATCTATCTTTACGACACATGGTAAGCGTAGATTAATTAATGTGACATTTAGTGAAGCACTTGAGTTGGTCGATAATTATGACGACTCATATCGTGTACTTGAAAATATTAAATAATGACTGAAAACGAACAAAAAGCGGACTTAATTAAAAAAGCATTAACAATTGTTAATGAGCTTGCTGAACTCGATGTTGATGATAAGTATGACATTGAAGAAATTGAAGAATTAATTGAACAAGCAGAAAAATTGAAAAAAGATAGATTATGGAAACTAAAATGACGAAAAACGAAATGATTGGAGTATCAGTAGTTGATGAAAACTGGAAACCATATAATACATGGGATTTGCGTTGGATGAAAATGGCAGACCTAACAGTGGCACAGTGGTCTAAAGAC